TATGGTAAAACTGATATTCGTTATCGTAGTGGAGATTACTCAATTGGATATACTGGTTTGTATGCTGATAAAGCATTTGAAAGTGGTTTATCTCTTGGTGTAAGTAAGAAGAAAGAAATCAATAACACTTTATCGTTAGAGGCAAAGTGGGATGGGTATATCTTCAGAAGTGACATCACAGGTGAGAGTAGATTTGATATGGAAGATTATGCTAAGATTAATTATAAGATAAATAAAAATCTTACATTAACAAATATCTTTGACTATAATAATGTTAAAGGTAAAAAGTATTACAAATTTAAAATAGGATTAGAGTATGACTTTAACAGAAATTAAAAATAAGTTAGAAAAGGCTTATAATGAAGAGAATTGGACAATCATTGAGGACTTATTAGAAACATTATCTTATCAAGTTGAAAATGAAGCATTAGATATGTTTGATGATGAGTATGGTGATGATGAAATTGATTAACAATATGGGGCTGAATGGTATCGACAGGTATTGGAAGTGTATAAGTGCAGCAGAGATTGAGTATGTCTCGTAATAAAAGACTCGTTTTTTGAATTGGCAATACTGCTAATTTTGCCTACGCGTAAAGTGTAGGCCGTCACACCTAAGACACCGATATTAGGATGTGGCGTCGATATCGGTAGACCACTCATTGATAGATTGGAGTCAAACTAATTCTTTCAGTTAAACCATTCTGAGTAAAATGGGACATGGTGGGTTGTTAGTAACTACCGATTTGGAACTAAACTAAGCTGTAAACGACTTAACATTAAAGGTAGACTGGACACGAGTTCGAATCTCGTCAGCTCCACAAATAAATAAAAGGTTACAAAATGATAGAGTATATTTTATTGGGAATAATATCACCGATAATTCTAAATCTTATGCATATGTGTGTAGGGATATTTGTTGTACTACAACGAGGTAGTATGATGTCATTAGGATTTACTGGTATATCTTTCTTAACAAAAACAATAGGAATGGTATTTCTCACTTGGTTAGGTGTAAGTAAGTTAGGATTGGATTTTCAAATATTCGTTCCACTACTTACATTCTTTTGGTTCTTTACTCACATAGTAGAGGCATTTGTAATACAACATTACATTAATGAAATTTGTCCACAACATTTAAAGGAATTACAATTATGATTTTATGGTTAACAGGTCAACCTGGTAGTGGTAAGACTACACTATGTAAAGAGTTTTCTGAGAAAGTTATTTACTCACAACATTATCTGAAGAATAAAATACTTCATATTGATGGTGATGATTTACGAGATGTTTTAGATAATAAAGATTATTCTGAAAAAGGCCGTAGGAAAAATATTCAATTTGCTATTGATATGGCAAAAGTAATGGAGAATAAAGGTTATTTAGTATTGGTATCATTGGTATCACCTTATCGTGATATGAGAATAGGAGAGGTATTCTATCTACATTCAACAAGAGATTTAAGAAAAGATTATCATGTTGAAAACTATGAACCACCAATAGAAAATTTTACAAAAATAAATACAGACAACCCAGTAGAGGAGTGCGTAAATGAAATACTCAATGTTTATCGGTCGTTGGCAACCATGGCATAATGGCCATCAATGGTTAATTGATCAAAGATTAAAAGAGGGAAAGAATGTTCTCATATGTATTCGTGATATGATGCCTGATGAGAATAATCCATATACTTGTGAGGAAGTATATGACAATCTTCAATTAGAATTAAAAGAATTTATTAAAGAGGGTACTATTAAAGTAATGATTGTACCAGATATTGAAAGTGTAAACTATGGTAGAGGAGTAGGTTATGAAATCATTGAACACAAACCACCTAAAGAGATTAGTGAAATTTCTGCAACAAAAATTAGACAAGAAAGAAAGGAAAAATAAAATGGATTTTAATCAAAAAGGAAACTATTTATTATTGACTATTGTAAAGGATTTCCTTAGAGGGGATTACATTATGAAAAATTATCAAGTACTATGGATATGTTTTATTTCTATAGTAATGTTGAATGGTTTTGTTTGGGTAAATCTTTTTGAGGATTACAAAAATTTCCACAAAGAAAGTGTTGTGGGACTGCAAGAGGAGAATCAGAGATTAAACTCTTTGATTGATGAGTTTAAGTTAGAGGGATTGGAAGTGACGGTAACGATGTATCATCCAGTAAGTCGTCAAACAGATTCTACACCGAACATTCTCGCGGATGGAACGCGAATCAGAGTACACAAAGCTAGCGAGTACCGATACATAGCGGTTAGTAGAAATCTTTTGAAACGATATGGTGGATGGTTAGATTATGGTGACTTCATACTTTTAAGAGGCACTGGCGGTAAGGATGGTATGTACCAAGTAAGAGACACAATGAACCCAAGATTTGTAAATCGAATAGACATCTTGGAATCTCCAGGTACGAAACCATATAAGTTTGATGTCGCACAAATACATAAAGCTCCTACGAGAAATATGGAAAATCAAATAGTTAGTATTGAACAATAGGAATTAAATTGGAAAAAGGGTTTTACGAAAAATCAACTATAGCGGATAAAGATAATCCGATTAATATTACTTATGATGAGTTACTGCACAAAAGTGATTCTGAAGTAGATAGTTGGATTGATGAACTTCGTACATATGTGATTACACAATGGGACGAGTTCGGACAACCACCAGTCATTGGACAAAACGAAAAAGATATAATCAGTAATTGGAGAAAGTTATTTGGTTATGATGTTGAGAGTTTTCATGATGACAAATCAAATGTAATAAAGAATTTTAACAAACATGCTAGTGGTGTTAATCAATTCTTTCCAACAATGTTAAAAACAAAAATCAGTACAGGTGTTAATAGTGATAATGCAACATCTATATATGATCACTTCAAAGAAGATTCACTTAAAGACACATTTAAAAAGGCAATGTTAAGAGCTTTATATAAAGACTCTATGTATACATTTAGTTTGAGTGTTGTAAAATCTGAGATGGGGATGGGTGTTAGTGAGTTCTTACAAAATACAAATCAAAATGAAAAGTATGGTATCATGGTTGTACAACAACGAAGTGAGAATCCAGTAGACCCACTTTCTGAATATTTAATATTAAAGAAAAGTGAAGTAGAAATGTATCTAACTACAGGTCGTTTAACAGAACAAAATCTTAGAACAATAGGTGGTGAGTTAGAAAGTAGTTATGAATTAAAAAATGGTGAACTGAGATATTACCATTATTATATTAGAAAGTATAAAAGAAAACAAAGAATTTTTCCAAGTGCACTTCAAGTATTTAGATTAGGACTTGGACAACCTGCAGTAAATTTTCCACCACTAACCGCTAAGTTCTTATATGAACATTTTACAAAACATATAAAGAACAATAAAGTTAATATATATGATCCGAGTAGTGGTTGGGGTGGAAGAATTTTAGGTGCTATGTGTACTGATAGAGATTTACATTATATTGGAACAGACCCTAATCCTGATAATGTTGGGATATACCAAAGGGTTGCAGAATTTTATAATCAAAAGTGTTTTCAAACTAATCCATTTTGGGGAAAAGAAAATGGTAACACTTATGAAATATTTACAGATGGTAGTGAAGAGATAGGTAATAATCCTAACTTTCAGAAGTATAAAGGAAAGTTAGATATGGTTTTTACATCACCACCATATTTTAATCGTGAACAATATTCTCAAGATGAGAATCAATCATTTAAGAAGTTCAGTGCATATGAGGATTGGAGAGATAACTTTCTTCGTCCTACATTAACTACTGCATTTGAATATTTAAATGAAGATAGATATTTGTGTTGGAATATTGCAGACATCAAAGTTGGAGATAACAAGTACATCCCTTTAGAACAGGATAGTATTGATGTAGTAGAATCACTCGGTGGTGAATACAAAGGTATTTACAAAATGTTAATGACTCGTATGGTAGGTATAGATGCAAGTCAAATCAAGAATTCAGTTATAGTAAAAAAACATCCTTTAAGTAGAGGTGGAGATTATTATAAATTTGAACCTATATTAATATTTTATAAACCAAGGACGCACGATGAAATTTAGAGATAGAACAATAGAAATTCCAAAACCATTTCACAATGGTAAACAATGGGTATATGAAGATACACCTACATATGATAACTTACTAAGTTGTTTTTTAGAAACACAAAGACCTGAGGGTGAGAGAAAAATTAGAGAACAATATGGAAATACAAGATGTAGAGATCCATTTAGAAAAATAAATAAGATGGACATACAACTTATGTTTGATCATGTTGAGGGTAGAGAAGGCCATCCTTATGAAACAGATTGGGTTGAGGATGAAGATGGAAAAATTGTTGCATGTATTTTATACTATGAATTAAATAATATGAAAACAGAATTTAAAAAGATACAATCATTTACAAGTAAAATTTTTAAGTTAAGTAAAACAGATTCATACATTCGTGAGATTGCATGTTATCCTGGTTATGAACAACAACTATGTGATTTGATACAACGACATGAGGCAATTGGTAATGGTATCTTTGATAATGGAACTACCGTAGTTGAAGTTGATATGCAATTAAAATCAAAAAGAGAATTATTAGAGAAACTTGGTTATCTTAGAAAAGATAATTTAATTACAAGTTTTGCAGATATGTATGGATTTTATTTTAAAGATGAAGATGATACTCATCAAGTAATTGAACCATCACAAGAAATATCTTTACAGAAATTAGATTGTGAAGTACAAGATACTGAACCATTAATGAAACAAGTTATGGCACTACAAGAAACTTTTGCTAATCACTATTCAAATTATAATAAAGGTGATAGTTGGAGTGGTATTGTTTTAAGAGGTTACAATGATGGTGATAAACAAGAGGGTGCAGAAACTTTTATTATGAAACCGGCAGAGATGGGACAGAAGTGGAAAAAAGAAAATCCTGAAAAAATGGAATGGAAAGTTTATGATACTGAGTTGAGAAAGACCTTGACAGAGGTAGAAAAGTTTTGTAAATTACTACCATTCGAACACGAAAGAATTCGAATACTTAAACTATCAGAGGGACAAGGTGAACTTGAAAGACATACTGATAGACAAGATAAGGAAGCTGGAATTGGTGATGGACAATGGGCAAGGTTACATTTCCCATTAAAGACTAATCCAAAAGTTCAGTTTACACAATGGAATACTGATGGTACACAAACTAAATGTAAAATGGGACAAGGTGAGTTATGGTATTTGGATATGAGAAAACCACATACTGCAGTTAACTTTGGTAAAGAAGATAGATATCATTTAATTATTGATACAAAGTCTGGACCAGAATTAAGACAATGGTTAGTTGATAGTAGTATAAAACATCCATCAGATAAAAATAATGACAATTATATTGAATAATTGTAAAATAAAGCTTGACATTCGACTCAAAATGTCGTATATTAATGGTAATTAAATTGGGAAAAAACAAAGGTTATGAATATGAATTTAACAGAACAACAATTAATCGATAACTATCAAAGATTAAGAGATATGGTTAACGATACTTTCGAGGGTGATAGACTCGAAAAGTTAAACAAGATGTATGATTTCTTTGAAGAAAGAATCATCGTTGCACCGGCAAGTGGTAAACCAAATTATCATTATGCATTTGCAGGTGGGTATGTTTTGCATGTATTACATTTAGTAGATACTGCAAAGAAACTAATGAAAGTGTATGAATCGATAGGAGCAGTAATTGACTTTACTGAAGATGAACTTATCTTTTGTGGTTTACATCACGACTTAGGAAAAGTGGGTGATACTGAACATGAGTATTATTTAGTCCAAGAAGATGATTGGAGAAGAAAGAAACTGAACGAATGGTTCACACAGAATCCAGAAATGCAGTTTATGAGTGTTACAGATAGAGCATTATATTTGTTACAACATTTTGATGTAAAGGTTTCACAATTGGAATGGTTATCAATCAAAGTAAGTGATGGTATGTACGATGAAGCAAATGTACAATATCTAAAAACTTATAAACCAGAAAATAGTTTTCATTCAAGTTTACCATACTTGATACATTGGGCTGACCACATGGCAACAAGAGCAGAATATACTGAATGGAAATATGGAGAGTTGAAAGAAACTAAAAAAGTAAATAAGAAAATTTCTAACATTAAAAAAGCAGTAAAAACAGAAGTTGATACAAAGGTACTTTCTTCTGGAGATAATGCAAAGGATTTATTTGATGAGCTCTTCGGAAACGACAAGTAATACAATTTACAATGAGGATTGTCTACTCACATTAGACAGAGAGTTGGAATATGATTATGTATTTTTTTCACCACCAGAATATAGTGAATTAAATTTAGAACCAATTAAAGATGATGAAAAATATTTTGGTTGGTTGGAAGAAATATATAGTAAGTTTAATCCAAGAAAAAATTTAGTAACAATCGTAATAAGTGATAGAAGATTTAAAAGAAAGACAATACCAAAACATCAGTATTGTACAGAGATTATGAAAAATTTAGGATATGATTTATTGAATCAAAAGATATGGGAAAAGTCAAGAGAAATAAATATGTTTAGATACAATTATGCTTTTGTTATGTCTTATGCACGAAAGAGTTTTAAATCTAAAAATACTAAATTATTTAAATATGATACTTGGTTTCATCCACACCACTCATATAAAGGTTACTCATATAATATGCCTCAAGAAGTTGCAGAACGATGTATAGAAAATTATACCGAAGAGGGTGATATAGTTTATGATCCATTTATGGGAATTGGAACAACTGCAATTGCATGTAATAAATTAAACAGAAAATATGTTGGTTCTGAAATTAATTCTGAAACATATGAATTAGGATTAAATAGAATCAACACACAAACAATAGGAAATATAGAAAAATGGTCTTAGAGATAATAATAGGTATTTTTAGTATTCTAATATTAGTTCTTAGTTATACGACTTGGAATCAATTTAGAAAAGTAGAAAGATTAGAAGATTGGGTAGAATCATTCTCATCAAAAATTATAGAAACACAAGATGTAATTACTGAATTAGATTCAGAGGGTAGGTTCAAAGCAGATGACGAGATAGGTGTTGTATTTGATGCTATCAAACAAACAATTAACGATTTAACTACTATAACAGACAAGGATATATAATGCCAAGAAAAGCAAAGAAAACATCACCAAGATATTACTTTCACCAAGGAACTGAAGATGCTATAGTTCGTCATAATAAGGAAACTCGTCCAATGATGAGGGAACGAATTTATAATGAACATATTAGACAACCTTTTGAGAAGTTGGCAGAAAACATTATCCATACATTTAAGTTTTATTACTTTGATGTTCCAAGTGAGGATGTTAAACACGAAGTGGTTTCATTCTTATATATGAATATGCATAAGTTCAAAGAGGGACATGGTAAAGCATTCTCATACTTTAGTATTGTTGCTAAGAACTATTTGATTCTACACAACAACAATAATTACAAGAAGATGAAAAATACTGATGGGTTAGAAGTCACAGACTTTAAGAGAGATCCAGTAGCAGAGGGAGATAGGAAAGACTTGAAACTTGCTAAGAAAGAATATCTTGATTTGTTTGTTGAGTATTGGATTAATAACTTAACCACCGTTTTCAAAAGAAAACAAGATATTGAAGTTGCAAATGCTGTTATTCAATTAGTTGAATCAAGAGATAATATTGAGAACTTCAATAAGAAAGCATTGTATATCTTGATTCGTGAGATGACAGGTTCTACAACACAACACATTACTCGTGTTGTCAATGTGATGAAGAAACATCATATAAATCTACAACATAATTACTTAACTACTGGTTCCATTGAAACTAAATGGACTGGCAGTTGGGATAATTTATAGGTTATAAAAAAAAGGGGAACTAAACATTCCCCTTTTTTATTTTTTATAAGATTACTTACTTCCAAAGATTTTAGAGAAGAAACCTTTCTTACTCTTTTTACCTTTTTTAGCTCCAATCTTTTTACCTTTCTTCCTTTTCTTCTTGACATCTTCCATAGCATATAATTCTAACTCAGAATTAATAACCATTTTACTCTGGCCTGAATTATGATCAAATATGACAGATTGTCTATTCATATCATTCATAGCTTCGATATCAGTTTTAGTTCCTTGACTTATAGATACAGACAAGAAGAAAATTAGAGATATTAGTATTGTCTTCATAATACCACTCCGTTAACAACGCGTTAAGACTAACTCATAGTTGGTTAATCAATTATAAATATAACCATAACAAAAAAGGGGGACGAAAACCGCCCCCCATTTTTTTATCCGATATAGTACTACTTACGGAATAAACCCACCAACACCAATAATGCGACTAATCCAGCAAATCCAGATTCGCCGAATGTATTAATAATCGATGTTAGGTTACCTATAACATTAACACCAAAGACACCAGTACCGAATATTACTTCTGATACTGCACCAATGGTAACAAAGGATAACATAAGATGAGCTAAGTCATCTAAGTAACCCTTGACTATTGTTATGATCTCCTTCATGTTCTCTCCCGTTAGTTAAAGTCGGATTCTCACCGACATATTAATAACTATTGTATATATTGGTAAATTAATTAGGATATATAAATATATACACCAATTTTTTGAGAATTTGATATTTATTATTGATAACTAACAGGCAAAACTATGGCAAAAGATTACGAAATATTTAAAGGAAAAACACTCGGTGATGTGTTCAAAGACATCTATGATAATTCCAAAACCAATAAATCTCAATTAGAAGTTCTAATGAAAGAGGTGGTAGGATTTATTAAAGATGGTGATACTGCCGTGCAAATAATTCCTATGTTAAAAGAGTATTTAGAAATCAATGTAAAGAATGATGAACAACTTGTTAAGTTGGCAACAATCGTTCAAAGAATTACTGCTGCTGAAAATAGAACATCAGATAGTGGAGATGAGTTTGGTTTATCAGAACAGGAAAAAGAACAACTGATGGATGCGATAGAATCAGATGTTCAAGAGTTACAACAACATCAGGACGATATACATTCAAGTATAGAAACTAAAAGAGATAATTAAAATCATGGCAGATGTAGGCTACATTGAAGATGATGTTAAAAATGTAAATGTACCACAAGAAGATGGTGTTATTACATTTAAACAGGCAATAAAATTAATAGAAGAGATAGTGAATGCAAAACGCTTTTATCAGATTGAGCCTGCAGAAGTAGAAAAAGTTTATTTAACACAAACAGATTTAATTGGTGATGGTTTGGTATTGGAAGATGGTAGTGCAGATTTTAATTTTTTAGGTTCAGTAAGAGCAAGACTACATCACACACAACCTGATGTAAAAATAACTGAATGTTCTATATACAAACCTTTAATTGGAAGTGGTATTCGTAAGTATCCCAATTGTGGAGAAAGTGTTCTTTGTTATCAAAATAAAAGAGAAAGATTTTATCTACCACTTAATATAAATTATACAAACAATCCTAATAATAATTCTTTAGTTGGTGCATCAAGACAATACACAGGAATAAGTTCTAATGTTGGTACAACAATAAATGTTCCAAATAAAACTGAGGAACCGAAGTTGGGTAATTACTTTCAACCAAATGGTCAAATAAAAAGATTATTTCCTGCAGAGGGTGATACTACAATAGAGGGTAGATTTGGAAATACAATTCGTTTGGGAAGTAGTCATACATTTAGTTCTGATAAAACAGAACCTGCAACACCAAATATTATTATTCGTGCAGGACAAAGACAAACAATAAATAATCAAGTATCAATTGAAAATATTAATAAAGATAGTTCTACAATATATTTGAGTTCTTTAGAACAAGTAAAAATAAATGTAACAAAAGATTCGGAAGTGATAACAGGTGTTAAGGAATTTGAACAACCACAAATTATACTAAATTCAGAAAGAATTATATTTAATAGTAGAGTAGATGGTATTGGTTTATTTGCAAATACAAACATTGGTATTTTGGCAAAAGAAAAGGTAGTATTGGAAACACCACAAGTGATAGTTGGTAGTAACACTGCAACAGAACCACAAGTATTAGGACAAATATTGTTCGATAAAATAAGTGCATTAGTTGATGCGATTGGTAATGTAACTGGAATACCAACACCAACTGGACCGACACCTGGACCAGTAAGTGCAGCACCAACTTGGCCAAATGTAATTACAGCAAGAGATGCAATTAAAGATGCATTAAGTGAACAACATAAAATTGATAAGTAATGAAGAATAAAAATGGCATTCACACTATTTAAAGAAGAGTATACAAAAAGAATGAATGATGGTCCGTTTTTTGAAACAACAGATGAAACTGCTGAATTCATATCAACACTATATGATGATTCAATTAAAGGTGGAGTGTCAACAAATGGTGGAACCTTATTAACAGGAAATAAAGCTGGTTTGGTAGAACAATTAAAGATTGGACTAAGTAGTGAAGTCCCATCACTATTATTTTTTGAATCACAATTAAGTCTTGGATTACTTGCATATTGGACAGCTGGTGTATTGACTAATGGTTCAACCGTAGTCACACCAGGATTACCAATACCACCAAATACATTTTCAAATGCAGATACTATAGAAGATTTTTTAGGTAATTTTGAAAATGCATTTTCAATACATTATAGTGGAGCTGCAGGAATGTTAGGAACCACACCATGGGCAGGATACAATGTACCATAAAAAAAATTTAAAGTTACAACAATAGGAGTTAAAAATGACTAAACAGGCACTAATGAAAATAATAACAGAAGTAGTTCGTAAAGAAGTACAAAAAGAAGTGAAGAAGATATTTATTACTGAACAGAAAAAATCTAAAGTTACTTCAAAACCAATTACGGAAAAACAACCAGTTAAAAAAGAATATAAAAAGAAACATTACACAGATAATAAATCTTTAAATGATATTCTAAATGAAACTGCAAACTCACCAAAAGAGGGTATGGAAGAATATCCAACAATGGGTGGTTCTACACTTGATAGTACAAACATGGTAGATATGTTGGGTTATGGAGATATGGGGTTACGAGGTGGCGATTCAGAGACACAAAGAAAAGTTGCTGCAGTACAAACAATGAAAGAAGCTGGTGTATCATCAGAACAAGTACCAGAAAGTTTAGTAAATGCATTGACTCGTGATTATAGTGATTTAATGAAACATGATAAAATGAAAGGTAAATAGGAATAAGAAATGGCAGATAGTGTAACCGAAATAGACAATAATCCAGATGCATATGTTGGGTTATCTTTTCCCCTTGGATATAGTAATCAAGGATTTTTTAGACAAACAAAAAAACTAAATGAACAAGTTAAGTCTAATCTAAGAAATCTTTTATTAACATCTAAAGGTGAACGAGTTATGCAACCAACATTTGGTTCCGATTTACAAGATTTATTATTCGAACAAATAACAGATAATTTAGATGAAAAGATTGAACAAACAATAACAGAGGCAATTGAACAATGGTTACCATATGTACTTATTAATAATATATTTGTAGTACAGAGTGATGCGAATCCAAATGAAGTTCAAGTACAACTTGAATTCTCAATAACAACTGAACCTGATCAGTTAGATCAAATAACATTTAATTTTGCACTTGGAGATTAAGATATGCCACAAGCAAATCCAGACTACGGCACAAATAAAAAAATTATACAAAAAGAAGTAAACTATCTTGGTAGAGATTTTAATGATATAAGACAAAATCTTATTGAGTTTGCAAAATCATATTTCCCAAATACATTTAACGATTTCAATGAAACAGATCCTGGTATGATGTTTATTGAAATGGCCTCTTATGTTGGTGATGTATTGAATTACTATGTAGATAATCAATTCAGAGAAACATTAATTTTACAGGCAGAAGAACGAAAGAATATATTTGATATTGCTCAGTCAATGGGATATAAACCAAGTCTTTCATCACCTGCACATACAAAACTAACCTTAACAATGGAAGTACCTGCAGTACTTAATTCAGACAATGAAACTTATTCACCTAATTTATCTTATGCAGGAATAGTTAGTGGTGATAGTATTGTTACTTCGAATAGTGGAGTACAATTTACAATATCAGATTCAGTTAACTTTAAAGTATCGAGTTCACTTGATCCTATGTTAATTGAAATGGTTACACCAGCAAGTGGTACTGATCCAGAAACATTTAAATTGACTAAGTATGCATTGTGTAAATCAGGAACAAGAGAATCTGAAACCTTTACATTTAATAGTGCAAAGAAATTTGATAAAGTAATTATAAGTAATGAGGATGTAACAGAGATTATTTCTATAACAGATAGTGATGGAAATAAATGGTATAATGTTCCTTATTTAGCTCAAGATACCGTATATGAAGATGAAGAAAATGTAAGTCTTAATGATCCTGATTTAGCAGAATTCTCAAATGACACACCTTACTTATTAAAGTTAATTAAAACACCAAGACGATTTACAACTTATGTTCGTGGTGTTGATAACAAAACAGAAGTAAGATTTGGTAGTGGTGTTAGTGGAAATGCAGATGAGGAGATTGTACCTAATCCAGATAATGTTGGTTCATCACTTTCAACAGGACTTACGAAATTAGATTCAACCTTTGACCCAAGTAATTTTTTAAACACAAGAACATTTGGATTGGCACCACAAAATACTACACTAACTATAAAATATAATTATGGTGGTAGTGTTGAACATAATGTTAGAAGTAATTCAATTACAAATGGAAGTGATTTAACATTCACAATAAATTCAGAGGGATTAGATACTACTTTAGTTGGAGATGCCGAGAAGAGTTTAACAATTACAAACGAGTCTTCAGCAACAGGTGGTTCTTCAGAAGAGACTATAGAAGAAATTAGACAAAATGCATCTGCATATTTCAATGCACAAGGAAGAGCAGTTACACAAAGAGATTACATTTCAAGAGTTTATTCATTACCACAAAAGTATGGTAACATTGCAAAATGTCATTTAGTACAAGATGAACAATTAGAACAAAATACTCAAACCGTTATCAAGAATGGTAAAATTAAAAAACAAAAAAATGTTAGTATAATACCAAATCCATTAGCATTAAATTTATACACACTTGGATACGATGATTCTGGAAAACTTTGTTCTTTAAATAGAGCAGTAAAACAAAATTTAAAAACTTACCTATCACAATATAGAATGGTAACAGATGGTATTAATCTAAAAGATGCATATACAATTAATATTAATATACGATTCTCAATAATCACAAGAAGAAATTTTAATAAAAATGATGTATTGTTTAGAGCAATACAAAATGTTAAAAAACATTTCGATATTAAAAAGTGGCAAATCAATCAACCAATTGTGTTGAGTGATATTGCATATGTACTATCATTAACAGATGGTGTGGCAAGTGTTGTTCCACCAACTGATAATAATGAATCAAAACAAATTGTTGTAATAGAAAATAAACATAGTATAACTGATGGATATAGTGGTAACATTTATGATTTACAATCAGCAGTTAAAGATGGTGTTATTTATCCATCATTAGACCCAAGTATCTTTGAGTTGAAGTACCCTGATACCGATATTGAGGGTAGAGTAGTAGGAGACTTTTAATGCATTATTTTGAATTTGGAAAACGAGATACAACACTTTATTCTGGTGGAGTCACTGCATCAATTAATACAGGATTTGATGAAATATTAGAATTAAAAAAAGAAGTTAATAGTGATGGTACTCTTGTAAATTCTTCAAGAATATTAATTGATTTTGATAATACATATATTTCAGAATCTATACAAAATGGTAAGATACCATCAACTGCAAAATTTTATTTAAATTTATATGATGCAACTTCGTTAGAAGTTGAGGCAGAACAAAAATTATGGTGTTATATGATAAGTGGTAGTTGGAAAGCTGGAACAGGTAAACTTGATCATAATCCAGTAACAGAAGATGGAGCAAGTTGGAAATACCGAGATACTGAAAACTCTGCATCATCTGCATGGGTAACTGGTTCAATATTAACAGATGGTGGATCATGGTTTACTGGATCAAATGGACAATACAATATTAGTGCTTCATACGATATTTCATTTGATAAAAAAGATTTAAGATTTGATGTAACTGATTTAGTTAATAATCAAATTCATTCAAGTTCAGTTTATCCAAATAATGGATTTATTGTTAAACGAGAAGCATCAGGTTCCCACCCATCAACATTTAATTTTAGTGGTGATGTAAATTCAGATGAGGGTGGCCCAAAAAGATTAGGGTACTTAAAATATTTCTCAAGAGAAACACATACAATCTACCCACCTAAATTAGAAGTAGTATGGGACGATTCAAAATGGCAAACTGGTAGTTTAACACCATTGACAGGTTCTTCACTTGAAGATAGTTTAATTTATATGAGAGGTATTCGTTCTAAATATAATGAAAAATCAGTATCAAGGTTTAGAGTCTATGGTAGACAAAGATATGTACAAAGAGCATTTAATACAACACCTGAAGAATTAACCGTAAATTATTTACCAAGTGCATCTACTTTCTATTCAGTTAGAGATGCAGATACAGAAGAAGTAATTGTACCATTTGGTACAGGTTCTAAAGTTGGTTGTGATTCAACTGGTAATTACTTTGACTTTAATATGAATGGATTACAAGCAGAAAGGTTTTATAGATTCGTATTTAAAGTTGTAAGTGGTAGTGGAACTACAAACGAATTAACAAATTATTATGAAGATGAAGACTGGTCATTTAGAGTAGTCCGAAATGTTGGGGGATAGGAAATGCCATATACACTTGGTGAGGCAAAGAAAAAATCATCACATTACAATAAAATAATTGATGCAGAAAGAATAGAACAAACAGAGATTATTGATGACTTACTTAATAAGGCATCTATATCTGGTTCTATTGATGCAAATACAGAATTAAGAAATGAAAATGGACACTTAGTGTCATTTGAGGATCCTGATAATCCTGGTATGGCAGACGAAAGAACATTTGAATATGTAAGGTTACAAAATACACAAAAGTTTTTCAATAGTAATAAATTTAAAGATTTAAAAGATTTAAAAGTCAATGGTGGATTTTCTGAATTCATCCGTAGTAACTATGATGAGGTTTACAAAAAATAATGGCCAATATAGGATTCACAAAAAAAGAAAAAGAATTCTTTTTTAAGGAAAAGAATGTATATAGTAGTTTCGGTAGAGATTCTAAAGATTACATCATGCTCCATATTTATGATTTAGATGGTGAATTAATAGAGAGTGAAGCTTTTGGAAATGGTGAAGTAGGTAACATTACTGAAAATTATGTTGATTTAAATATAGGACAACAACTAAGAGATTTAGGTTATAGTAAAGGTACTTATAAAATAACATATAAATTTTTAAGAAAATTGGCAGGTAAAGAGGGTGAAGTATTTGTTAATGGTGAGGGTGCTATCTATGTTGGTAAAGTTCAAGTAAAAGTTATTAATGGTGAAACAAGATATTTTAGAACTATAGATAAATCAAGTACAGGAACTCAAGCAAAAGATAATAACCAAGTAGACGAACTATATCCAAGAAATTTAAAATATTTTATTGATAAGATTTCAGATGATAGAACAGAGGTTATAGTTTCAACACAAGACTTTAAGAATAAAACATACTTCAAAAATTTTACAGAGATGGGGAAATATATAAAGTACCAATCATTAAAAGGTGCAGGACAATTTGGTAAAGTAAAATTTGATGAAAATGATCCATACATATTAGAATTTCCAATCAATCCACGAGACAGAGGATTTACACAAAATATGGTTGGTGGTGAAATAGTTATACCAAGTCTTTATCAAGTAACACCAACTGAAGAAAAAATTATTAAAGAATTTGTGGAAAGAGATGTAGAAACTACCAATCAAAGACCACCACTACCTAAACAACCTTTTGATGAAAAAGATCCACCAGCTCAGAAATATGCGGAAAAAGAACCTATTCCTGATATGGAAGAGTATAATAAAAAAGAAGAAGAATATATTGAACAACAAGATAATTATCGTGATGACTTCGATAGTGTTTGTTTCGTAGGTAGTACAAGAATAAAATTAAGTAATGGTAGACAAGTTCCAATTAAATCTTTACGAATAGGAATGAAAGTTAGAACTACACAAGGTACTGCAAGAATTAAAAAGGTATTAAAAACAGATAAGGGGTATGGTGGTAGATTATCTAAATTTGGTTCATTGGTTACTACAGATGGCCATCCAATAAAACATAAAGGAAGATGGTATAAGGCAGATGAAATTGGAAAACCATTTATGTCAAAACCACTTGTAGTTTATAACTTAGTACTTGAAAGACATCATACAATTTATGCAAACAATGTAGTTGCAGCAACAGATGGTAAATGGAAATCTCTAAGTCACTTTGAAATGTGGAGAGATACAAAATTTAACATGGCAAGAGAAGCATATGACGATAGTGGAGAACAATCAGGTGGTGGTACTGCCGGAGGTGGTCAAAGTTATAGTCCCCCACCAATTGCAAATGAAGAAATCGTAGAACCTGAAGATACTTCAACAAGAACAAACGATGAACTTATCGATGATTTAATCTATCAGGCAAAGATAGGAAAAAACCTTGATGAAACTGATGAAACTTGGGATGATTTACCACAACAAGAAAAGAAAGAATTAATTAAAACTATTGTTGTAACACTTCCAACCGTATTTCTTGATTATAAGGCAACTATTGTTGAAGTATTAGATAATAACCGTATTCGCGTAAATAAGTCCTATAATGATGGTGTAAACGAGACTGGACACGATGGGGGTGATGATAGTAAGCTAGAACACTTGCAATGGTATGTCCAATATTTAAAAACAAATTTATATAGATTTAAAACTTATATGGTTATTAATGATGATTATTATTTGATTATAAATCAAAATGATAATTTTTGTAAAAGTGTTGAAGAACGAGAAACAAAGAAAGTTCTTAAATTAAAACAACCACTAAAAGATACGGTTGATGAATTAGATAAAGTCTATTTTGTAGAAAAAAGATTAGAAGATTATGAAGATACAATTGCAGTTGTACCTTTTGTTGACGAAGACCCTGTCGCATTATTTTTAGAATTACCAAATTTAAATTCAGTAGATAATCCAATTAATTTTAAGGGAACTGATTTTAAAACACATAATCAATTATTAGGTGATGATAAACAAGTCAATGAAGATATAGAAAGAGAATTGGTTTCTGGTAGTTTATTGAATGTTCAAGTGAATATTGATTACCAAAAAAGAACAACAGACTTGGAAGAATATAATGATGTAGGATTTGGAAACTTTGTTAACTTCAGTTCTGCAAAGGCAAGATTAAGAAACTTTAAAAGAAAATTAGAATTAATTGAGGGTTATAGTGCAACAAGTCAATCTTTACTAAATGTGACAAGTTCATTATCGACAATACAGACAAATGAATCTAAAAGAACACGAGTAATAAATTCTTTTGATCCATATGAACATTATTTATATTTTGAAAGTTCATCTTATGTAAGTTCATCAGAGGGACAATTCCATGATACATCATGGCCAAAAGAAACAACATCTAAACCTTATAGATTAACTCACACTACTTCATCAACTACTTGGTACGATACAATGTATGAAAGTGCTTCTCTTTATGATAGAATGAATAGAGATACTTTAAGTAATAATATTCCAAAGCATGTAACAAGTGATACCGAGAATAATGTTTTTATAGAATTTGTTGATATGGTAGGACAACAATTTGATGAAGTGTGGACTTATACAAAACACTTTACTGATGTAAATCAAAAAGTAGAAAATGTATCAGAGGGTATATCAAAAGATATTGCATCATATTATGCGAAGTCTCTTGGTTTAGAATTAGTTAATGGGAATGATTTATTAATATTACCAGAATATCTATTAGGTAAAAATGCAGATGGTAGTACTAAATATGAATCATCACAAGAGGCAGTTACTGAAGAGATATGGAAAAGAATATTAGGTAGTTTACCATTTTTCTTAAAATCAAAAGGAACTATAAGAGCATTAAAAGGATTATTAAATTGTTATGGTATACCAAGTTCAATATTACGAGTAAGAGAATATGGAGGGCCTGATAAAGGAACACGAGTAAGTTATGAAGTAAAGAGGAAGTTTACCTATGCATTAGATTTCCATTCTTCACAATACATTACATCCAATTGGTTAACAGATACTGCAACGAGTAGAGTTCCTGATACGGTAGAATTTAGATTTAGAACACCTAAGTCTCAAGATATGGTTGTGGTACAAAAAGGAGCCAAATGGGCTATACAATTACAAGATAATGGTTCCACAGACAATTATGGATATTTAAGATTTGCAGTTAGTGCTTCTACAGGAGTACAATATATTACATCATCACTACAACCATTTTATAATGATGAGATGTGGAGTGTAATGTTATCAAGAGTAAGTGCAAGTGATGGTAGTGTATTACCGAGTGATGATATTTTACAGAATGTTAAATATGAATTAGTTGCAAAACAATATGATGGTAGTCAAGAAAAAATAAAATTTGAAACAAGTGAAAGTTTAACCACAGGTATTGCAGCTGCAGGTAATGCAGTTAATGCAGCATTTACATCAAGTGAACTATTATACCTCGGTGGTAATGGTAGTAATTGGGGAACACAATATAGTGGTTCCATGATGGAGTTTAGATTATGGAGTGAACCATTAAGTCAAAGTGTATTTGATAATCATGTTAGAGCACCAAAGAGTTATAATGGTAATAGTATAAGTTCATCATATGAAAACTTTGTATTGAGATTACCATTGGATGAAAATGTTAATTTAAATTCATCACCACAAATTACCAATAAGGCGTTTCCTGGTACTTACAATGCATCAGGTAGTGCGGCAAGTTATACTAAAAATGATTATAGAAGTTTAGTAGATTTAGAACAATTAAAAGTTCCTAACTTTGGTCCGTCACGAAGAAATGCAACAAAGATTAGAATTGAAGATCATAAGTTAACTGGACAATTATCACCTGATGTACGAAGAGAAAAGTCTTCACAAGATTTTGCACCAATAGATAGTGAAAAGGTAGGTATTTACTTCTCACCAGTTGATGTGGTGAATGAAGATATAATGTATTCATTAGCAGATTTTAACTTTGATGATGAAATAGGTGACCCAAGAGATGAATACAAATATCATTATAGAGGATTAAGAGGAACTGCAAGAAATTATTGGAAAAAATATAGTTCCCCAAATAACTTTTTTGACTATCTAAGAATATTAAGTTTCTATGACGCGGGAGTATTTACACAAACAAAGGCATTGATACCTGCGAGAGCAAAAGCATCGGTTGGTATATTAATTGAACCAAATATATTACAGAGAAATAAAGAAGTAATAGGTAAAGAACCTGAGTTTGATAATCAATATTATGAAAACGCAAATGAATTTGAAGAGGGTTTAAATGTATTAAGATTTGTTAGTGGTTCTAAAGATGATGCATTTTTTGATATTTCATCAACTTATGATACTTATAATAGTGAACTAAATTTACACCATGAGGAATCTGGTTCATTGGGTTCATTAGGTAAACCAACATTAGTAAAAATAGGTCAGATAGATAAAAAGACAGAGTATAATACATTATATGCAACTGCAAGTGTTACATTAGGTTCAGATGGACAATTTTTTAGTGAATCAATACAACCGAATATTAATTCATCAAGATTGTCAGAACATAACGAAGAAAAAGAATTTTTTTATAGTTCGAGTTTAAGTGCATCACTACATAAACCATATAGTGCTTCATTTAAACCATCGGAATATCAAAGTATGTCATATGATACACAATTATTTAGAGTATTTGTACAAGGTTCACTACTAACTATAGAGAACACAATAGACTCAAGAGAACCAGTAGAAGTTAATGTAACAACACCAACCACATTAATAACACAAGAACCTGGTGAATCAAAACTTAAAGTAAAATAATAATAGAAAATTCATGTACTCTTATATTTATGTATAAGAAGTTATATAAAGAATTTTCCACAGGAGTAAAACAATGAATAAAAAATCAGTAATATGGAAATCTGATAGTAGGATAAAAATGGGATTTTTAGATAATACAAGTATTACGGTTGATGCAGTACTTACCAAAAAGGGTAGGGAATTACTCGCAAGAGGACAGAATGAATTTCAAATAACAAAGTTTGCATTAGCAGATGATGAAGTTGATTATGAATTGTGGGACACTGCACATCCAAATGGTTCGAATTATTATGGATCAGTAATTGAAAATATGCCATTATTAGAATCTTTCGTAGATGAAAATCAAGTAATGAGATATAAGTTAGTTAGTTTACCAAAACAAACTGCTAAGTTACCAATCGTAGAAATTGGAACATCAGTCGTAAGTTTGGCATCACCTGGAGTGAGTCAAGTATTAACACCAGTCACAAGAAATGGTGGTGGTGACGATGAGTTAGGATATACTTTTATTCTACATAATGCAGAAATTGCAACATTAACCCCAGTCGCACAAAGTGGTAAAACCAAAAAGAGTAAAAAGAAATTCTTTAAAGGTGTTGGTAATTTGGGAACTAAGGGTAATGAAGAGATAATTAGAGATATTGCAATGTTGGCAGGACAAGGTGGTGGAGCTGGAGCAGCTGCAGGTGCATACTTGGAACAAATACAAGACTCTAATAAACAGGCAGATTTAAATGATATGAGTTTTGAAGATGGTGCAACAACTACCGTATTCTTGAATGACGAGGAACAGAAAAAGTCTACTACTTTAACTGGAAAATCTATAAAATTAATTGCTCGTTCAATTAACTCTACAACAACAACTAATGTAACTATTATTGGAAATGGTAGTGGTGCTACCGTTAATATACCAGTAACCGTTAACCAAGACCCAAGTAAAGCGTAAGGAGTAGAAGATGTCAGTATTTACAAGATTTGATTTTGAAAACGATGTCGTAGAAAATCAACGAACAAAAATATCAAGTGGTATCTTTAGTGGTGGAAGTGGTACATTACAAACATTCTTTAGTTCTTCAACACAAGGTGTTGCAAGTGCTTCGTATGTGGATGTATATCACCAAGACCCTAATGTAACATCTACTTCAGGAACTTCAGAAATTCAATTTGCTATAGGATATGCAAATATAAATGGAAGTGGTTCTGCAGGTAATGTAACTAAATTAAATGCAGGTGGTAGACAGACTGCAGCAATGTATAGACAATTTAGAAATATCATATTACCACCATTAACCGAAAAGTTTACTTTCACAGGAGCCTCAAGTGGTAGTGATGATTTTTATTTCATCAGTTTCCAAAGAGCTCGTATGAGAGAAAAGATTGATCCAGGTAATTGGGAAATACATCTAAGTGGTAGTGGTGCTGGTTCACCTATTAAA